CCTCGGTGATTCCCTTTCAACTATGTTCGAAATTGCTTGCCTCGCGGCTCTCGCACTTTTGATCCTCTGGCTGGTTTACAAGGTTGCCCTCCTTGCATACTGGTCTACCATGTTGGTTGTTGAAACTGTTTGGGCGTGGCGCAATATCGGCGGCGTCACAGGATTAGAGCCCGTCTCTTTGGAACGGGCCGTGGACAACTCTGGACAAGTTGTTCCACAGCCGACACTTGAGGCAACTGGAATGGGCCCTGGCCGCAATTCAGCTGTCTCGTTGCATCTCGTGTGTAACAGGCTACGTCGCCGTTCCCGTTGGGTTCGCTCAATGGAGGACGGCTTGCACTTGCCTAGAGGCTCGATGAGCTATCTTGTGCGAGGGCGGTGGACACCAGACCTCCCCTCCCCTGATTGCTCGGCAGACTTGAATCTCGTGCTTTCTCATTTTGAGGACGGAGCAAGACTCCTTGGTGGTGGAGTTGTCCCTGGCGAAGGAGGAGCTGTTGTGAGCTATTATCACATAGAGCTTTCGGACGGTTCGAGGGAAGTGGTCTTCCCTGAGCTCCTCTCCCGCCTTAGTGGTTACTCGCTGCTCCGACAGCGGGATGCCATTCTGATCTCGGCCTTGCGTCTTCGGGCGCTTGACTGGGTGAAGAAGAAAGGTCTTTCTCAGGAACTTTCCTTCATTGTTGTGACCAGTGCAATGAGGTTGGCATTAGAGATCCCCGAAGCCGAGGCGGCGCTGTGTCGCACTTTGGAGGATCTCGGACCGCAATCACCCCGTTGGTGGCACCGGGCTTAGGCCCGTGTGTGGACCTGCTCTGGGCAATGTGTTGGAAGCAATGCCCCTCAGTTGAGAGCTGATGCCACGTTGGAGGCGAGCAGGGAAATGGTCGATGACCATCGCCAACGGAAAATGAAAGTAGCGTATACCTCGGGACTGGAGGCGACTTGGGTCCCTGGTGTTCACGCTAAGTGCTCGCACAACGAGCGCGCCGCTTTGTTGTGGCGTGTCTTGGGTCCCTTGCCCTGGCCGGATGATCGACCTGTGGGGTCGCAGTTTGCTGCCGTGTTTAAATCACTCAGACTGTTGGCTGGTCGCTATTGCGGTTATAAATGGGACCTCCTGGAAACTGCGCAATCTTATACAGGAGCAATGCGTCGTAGGTATCTTGAGGCAGAAAGGTCGTTACGTGTTGATGGGCCATTGACACACGATGACTGGCGTTTGAGCGCCTTTCTGAAAGCCGACAAGATCAATCTCAAGAAGTTCCACAAGCCGAGGATGATATTTCCACGTTCTCCTAGGTTTAACCTTGAGTTGGCTAGTCGACTGAAACCGTTTGAGCATTGGCTGTGGGGTAGACTCACGCTCAAATGGTTCTTCAAGAACCGTGAACCTGCTTGGCTAAAGGGTCATTTGGACAAGTATGGTTCGACCAGGGTTGTGGCTAAGGGCCTTTCCCCTCGATCTAGGGCTAACCTAATAGTCCGCAAGTTCAACTCCTTCGAGGGCTGTGTGGTGTTTGAGGCTGACGGGGCTGCGTTCGAGGCTCACGTCAGCTCCACCCAACTTCGTCAAGAGCATTCTGTTTACGGTGCGGCCTATCCTAAGGACCGTGGCCTGCGCAGATTGTTGTCCAAACAGCTGGTGTTAGCTGGGAGGACAACCGCTGGTTGGAAGTTTTCACGTCCCGGTGGTCGCGCTAGCGGCGACTTCAACACGGGCATGGGCAATTCGTTGATCATGCTTGCCGCCGTTGGCGCCGGGATCCCCGATGACGTCCCATACGACGTCTTGGTCGATGGGGACAATGCTCTGGTCTTTATGGCTGGTGCCGATGTCCCCCGTGTGTATCCTCACTTCCATGAGCGGGTACTTGGCGAATGCGGGCAGGAGCTGACGCTCGAACAGCCTGTGTCCGTGGTGGAGGAAATTCGGTTTGGGCAGTCCGCCCCTGTTCACTTGGCTTCGGGTTGGGTGATGCTTCGGGATCCCTGGAAGGTGCTTAGCACTTTTGCTGCTTCTCATAAGTGGCTCCAGGATCCCAAGTTTGGACGTCGTTGGCTGCATGACGTCTGCAGGTGCGAACTGTCGTTGAGCTTGGGCGTGCCCGTGCTCCAGTCGTTTTTCCTTGCCATGCTCCGCCACATTGGCCGAGATGGACGGAAGGTACATGAGGAGTCACTTTCCGACCTGTTTTATCAGGGTGCTTGGCTTGCCGAGGAGAAACATGCTGTCCCTGTCGAGGCTAGTTCTCGATTAAGCTATGAGATGGCTTTTGGTCTTGGTGTTGGGGACCAACTGTTGATGGAGGGTGCTTTGAAGCCAGGGTTTGGCCTGACTTCGTGGATAAGCGAATACCCGACATTCCCATCTGCTTTGGAAGCTGAACCTGGTCTGCTCGAGACCAGTTGGGACTCTTTCTATTAATGACCCAACCTGGGAGGGGGCTGACGAGCCCCAGGGGCGGTGCCTGCGTGCGAGGCGGTACGTGGCAGTGTTTTGAGGTGCAGGACGGACATCCTGTCCACCCGCGGCGCGCCTGTAGGTGATCTCGGTCTGAATACCTGGAGCCTAGGCCACCACTGCGTGACACTCGATCACCTCTGCTGCTGTTCACCCACTCTAGCTCCGGCCTGAGTCCCCAGTTCTAAGTCTTTCTGTCGTTGCTTCTCAAGCACGGTGCCCTGCGATGGTTTTCAATGGGCTGAGCCAACTGTCTACGCGACCCACGCTATGATGACACTTGGCGAGTGCGCATCTAGGTGACTCGCGGCAGTCATATTATGGTCCGAGCGGACACCCGCATACCTCGCGTTAGGAGGCCCCCAACGGGGGCGCTGTCATAAAATCTTCGGTGGGCTTGGCAGCGTTAGGTGGTGGTGAAACACCTTACTTGGGGGGAGAACCCCCCA